TGTATTTGAATTTTACTGGGTATTTTCCTCCCTGATTCATTATTTCTTCTAATGATTCTAGTGTTTCTTTTCCGTCTGATTTATCGAAGTCGAATACAAAAGCGTCATAAGTATAAAGTGCTAGCTTGCTTTTCTTTTTTTGAAGAAACATTAACACATCCTTTAAGATAGTGATATTTCTTGAAGTTTCCAAGCTTTGCATCATATAATTCATAAGTTTCTGCGGATGCATGTCTGGGAGGTCTTGTGTAAACCTTTTTCCTGAGATTGGATCTTCTACATAGCCTTGCTCCTTGAATTGCTTCCATAGCTTATTTATATAGTTTTGTATTTTATCAAACACTTCAAGGAAAGCATACTCAGGTGGAATCTTTCCGTAAATTGCATGGAAGTTAATTTGTTTTGCTTTTGCATACTCATCTTCGGCTATTTCATCTTTTCCGAAATAAAGTCTTGCCAATTGTGCATGTGCTGACTCCTCTGTTAGTTCATAACCTATTTGTTCACATAACAATCTCAAATGGTATCCATCAAAATCCATTTCAACAAATACATCGTTCTGAGGTATAATTGCTTTTCTAAACTCAGGTGCTTTTGGTATTGCTGCAAAATTGACTGAATTAAAAGCATTTGTTGGACGAGAGGTTGTATTATATAGGTTATAGGAAGTATAAGCAATATTATTATCAATATTATAAACAGGATTGTTAGGTTTAAATAATTCTAGGAAAGATTGATAGGTTACTCTCAAGCCTGCTCTTTCAATCATAAAGAAAACCGAAGTAGCAGTCTTATTATAAAAAGCAAAGCCATTTGGTATTGGAGTTTGTAATTGCTTTTCTAAAAACTTATAATTCTCCTCACATTTTTCAAATAACTTTGAGATTGGAATAATAGCATTTATTTCTTTAAAGTCATAAAATCGATTGTAATACCAATTGCAAGTTGAGTTAGATCTTGGAAGTTCAAGTCTATTATAGAAAGTCATTGAATAAAGTAAAGAAAGATCTATAACCGACGGTAATACAAAGTGATACATTAATTCTTTCTTATCAAAGGTATAAAGTGTTGTGTATTCCTTTAAGATGTCGTAGACACGATCTTTAGTTAAGTTTAATCCTTCATCATGAGTTATTGGGATAATGTATCCTTCGTGGTAGTCTAACGGTCTTAGATAAACCGCTACTGTAGTTGTGAGAAGTGGATGATAATTATCGTTTGAAGAAATAACTTCCACGTACCCCCCTCTCCTACCTAAATTCTTTAGCAATTGTATTTGCTCGTCCGTCTCTACTATATAAAACATTTCTTATAACCTTTGTTATAATATAAGAAAAAAAGCCTGCACAGGCAAGCTTTCTTGTTTTTTTATGTTCTAGTATCGAAATTAGCTTTTCGTAAATTTTCTAAGGAAGTTGTCTGTGTTTCTCTATCTTCTTCGTAGGTAATACTGGTGTTTATTGTGGTTGTACCGTTAGTTGTAGTAATGGCTGTAGTGCTTACAGTTTCAGCTATCCCTGCAACTCTACTATTTGGACTGGCAGCAATAAGGGCCGAAGTTGTAAATACGGTAGTTGCTGGCCCTCCTGTACCTGTAGAGGTAGATATATTGGTATTTATTGCTGCTTCTTGTACTAAGTATTTGTAGTCGGAGATATAAGTTGAGATGCCTGGCATGGTTTTGTTGGCTTCCTGTATGGTTTGTCTGTTCTTACTCTCTGCTCCCTGGTACGGATACTTTCCAAATACCCTATCGTCGGCTGGACCTTTTACTATCCATTCTACTTCTAGGGTATTCTTTCTAAGGGTATCTTGTTTGTCTGCAAAATAAGTTTCAGGAAGTATTTCTGCTATAGTATTATTATATAAATCTTGTGTGAAGTACCTCTTAATACTTCCTTGCTGTATTTCATTTTGTGTTAATTCTCTTTTAATAACCTCTAAAAACAGTCCAGTAGGAGTGTCAAATCTACGGCTAGCTTCTGCAAGAACTTCAGATAGGTCAACTCCTTTCTCTTCAGGAGTTTCTCCTGCAATGAAATTTCCTTTAGAATCTTCAATATAAAATCCTACGTATGGTTCTCCTGTAGCTGCAATTGTAAATTTGCCGCCATTAGTATGTTTAGCTTTTTTATAATTTGACTTAGGTATAAACTTACTTATTAAGTCAAGTACCGTCTTTGCTTGTGTTTTAGTTACCATATTAGATTGTTAATTTATAGTTAAATATTGTAGCAGAGTTTTTCTTGTTACTAAACCTCCTACTCTACTACCTTACTTATACATGCACTTATGTTCTATAAAATCTTTATACAAAATAGTCCTTAGGTTTTGAATCTTTTGTTAGTTTTGGATAAGTTTTTTGTAAGCTTCCTAATACACTTCCAATATATCCTTCTGTGTTGTTTTCGTTAGGTGGTGCATAAGTATACATAAACTGCTCTATTGTTGGAAAAGTTCCTTTTTTATACACACTTTTACTTGAGATAAGTTTCTGGTTACCTGCCGTAATTGGCATATTTCCTTTACTCCATCTTTTAATCTTTCTTTCCACTAACGCCTTTGCCCCTAACTCAGCAGTAGAAAATATTGCAAATCTTCCGTTTGGTTCTATTCCTACTTTTGGATCAATTACTGCTAAACTGGTACTATAGTCTAGGTTGCCTGGATTATTGTTTCTGTACGATCTTGAACCTCTTCCTCTATTTGCACCGGGCAGCCATCCTTCTTTAGTTCCTATAACTAAGGCAAACTCGTACTCAAAAGTACCTGGTTTGTATCCTGCTTGTGCTAGAACTGTTTTTAGTAAAGCACTTCCTTTAAGTGGTGTTGGTGTTGTGCCTGTTCGTTTATTTTTAGAGAATCCTTCCTTATCTTGACTTGCTCCTACCCCGTAATCTCCATTTGACTTAACCTTTCCTTGTAGAATAATTGTCTGGGCTCTTAGAGAGGTGCTCCAACGATTTGCTGTAATACTGTGGTCAATACCCGTTACTATAAAACCTACTACCCCGTTATATTTTGTAGGCATTATACTTTCATTAATTTTAAAAGCTTGTCCTACTTTTATACCTGAGATTCCATCCATTTCTAGATTGACTTCAAATGGGATAATTCCTGCAGGACCTGCACTTTTACTATTCTCACTCTCTTCGTTATGAGATTGGAGATATGTTGTAGAAAAGTACTGGTACTGTGTCTTAGCTAAATCTATATTTTCTCTGTTATAAATTCTACTGTTGTTATAACACTTCCCTAAAGTCTCGTTAATCGTATCTCTCCTAGTCTGCTGTTCAGCTGCTTTTAATTTTACCGGATCTGTCTCAGGTGGTGGTGGTGGTGCTGCAGCTTGTATACTCCAGGCAACACCTGGGGATACTGGTGGAGTGAAGAATGGTGTTGTATTGATAGAGGTTTTTGAACTCTTTGTCGTAATTATTCTATCTGTTAATCCTTCGTTCCATCGTAGTAGAGCTTCTGCCTCTATTCCTACATCGGCTGCTCCAGCTTGTGCTGAAATAGCTAACATGGTTGTAAGGTTTGGAGATAGTTTTGTTGTAAAGTCAAACTTTGTTACGGTAGACTTCAGTCCTGTTATATTAAGTAAGGATACATCGCTTTTTTCAACCTGCACACTTCTATCTACTATATAGTAAGTAAACTTACTTTCTTCATAGAAAAAGTTAATATCATTTATTCCTCCCAGTACATCGTTTAATTGTTTAAATATCGGAGTAAATAAATTATTTAATGTTCTTTCTTCTTTAGGTCCTTGAATCAAACTGTCTATAACTCCGTAAAGATAGTCTACATTCATTTGAATGTTTAGTATCTCATTTGAGGATCCTTCATGTGCTGAGAAGAGTGGGTCATATATACTTTCTGGGTAAGACCAGTTTTTTGTTCCTGGTGTTATAAGAAAGCAAACTCCTGGATCTATTGATGTATGGTACTTATATGTTCTAAATCTACATAAAGGGATATTACTACTTCCTCCTAAGGGAGCAATATCGGTGTTTAGTTTTACAAGATTATTATCTTTATTGTCTACTAATCCTATTCCGTTTACGATTTCACAAAAAGTACGTAATGATATATATACAAATTTAGGATCTGCAGGTGGTGTACTATTTGCAGCATCCTCTATTGTGTTTATTTTAAATGTTGCTGAATCTATCTTAGGTCTTCCTCCTAGTGTTGTATATTTTCCGGCAAATTCTGTATACGACGATTGTACTGTTTGCCAGGCTGTTCCCGGTTCACTGTCTCTAATTGTTCTAAGTATGGACTGTAGAATGGTGGCTGGTGCTGTTTTTGTTGGATCTGCTGCTGCAGCTCCTGTAGCAGTGGTAATAGAAGGAGTATCCATATCTACTGTGAGAGATTCCATAATTTCTCCGATAGATATTATAGTAGTAGTACAGTCATATCCTCCATCTGCTCTATAGCTCCATGAAAAGTTCTTTACAAAACCTAATATTCCATCATAATTATAATGGCTACTCTCTTTTAGGCTATCTATCTCTTTGTAGATTGCTTCTTTAGATGTACCTGTTTTAAAATACGATGCTACTGTTTGAGGAGATTTATCATACTCTCCTGCTTTTTTAATGTAAATACTATGTCCCCATTCAAGCAAGGCTGTAAACCCCGGTCTCATGTAAAGTAGCTCTAATTCTGCTAGTTGTGATACGTCCCAACAGTTAAATGTAACAGTAGCTTCTTTTAGTACTCCAAATCTATTCAAAGACCTAACACTTACTCCTGTAATACCCGGCATTGGTCTAAATCCTAAACCTGTTCTACCTGTTGAATTGTCATATGTATCTGTACCTGTTCGTCCTTTAATTCCTCCTATAAGTACATTTGCTTGTGCAAGTGCAGAAGAACCTCCTACATTTACTCCTGAGGTGAGTTTTGCCCAACCGGTTCTGCTTGCTATATATTGTAAATCCTCATTAGTTCTTGTAGGTTTACTATATAACTTGCTTCTTTGAGATAACTGCTGTATTACCTCTTCGTTGAAAGGGCCTCCTATAATTTTACCTCCAGCCATATTATTTGTTAAGTTCTCTAAATGCGTTAACTATCATATCCACATCCCCCGGTATTCTCAACTGTACTCCTGGTTTTACAAATAAAGATGCTCTTTCTGAACTGTTTGCCGATGCTATGATCCACCAAAGAGTGTGGTCCCCGTAGAATTGATCTGCTAGTATATCGTACCTATCTCCTCCTACTGTAATCACATAGTAATCTGATTCAGATGTTGGAGCTTCTGGATAGATGGTGGTAGTTCTATACTGCTTACCTTCTGGTGATTGCTCTAATTTTATATTTTCGTATCTCTTCATTTTATACTATAAAGTGTCGGCTGTTAGAAGCCCGGTAGTCCAATCGTTATATCTTCCGGTTCTTGGGGACCAAAAACTGGATATGGCTGTACTGCTGTGAATGGTATTCCACTTGGAGTAAATGGCGTACTTGGCTCTCTTACAGCTGGTGCTGCTGCAGGTGGGGGAGTTGCTGTAACACCTATGCCTGTATTCTCATCATCTATACCAGGTATTCCTGACCTATTATTTTCTGTTAAATTTGTTGTTATATACTTTCTTAATCCTGTTGTAGGAGTAAATTGGTGTATTGGTGTAAAGTCTATACTACAGTCCATTATCATTGGCAACTCTTGCTCAAAATCATCTTGCCCTAAAAGTTCTGGCTGTGTCATTGCTATTTCCCAAGGGTAGTCTACATTCCAGGTATAGTTTACGCTGTTAAGCACTCCTGGTAATTCGTAAATATAATCCCCTACTGTTATCTTAGTTAGAGTACCTCTCATGAACTGTCCTCCATCAGCATATGTTGGTGCTGTTGCCGAGGCCAACCATACCATCTTTTGGTAAAGTGGTAACATTTCTGCCCTAGTAGCTGCTGCTATTTTAAAAGATAGTGAAATTTTTCTTTGAAACCCACCATAGATTTGAAAATCTTCTGCTCTACCTAAGTACTTAACCGGATTCCACTGTCCTGAGTAGTTATCTGCAAAAGCATCAAGAAATGCTCTAAAGTACAGTACTTTTTCGGGTTGATCAGGAGTAACAATATGAAATCTAAATTTAATTAAATCTCTTCCTGTAGTTTGACCTCCATTTCGAACTTGCTCTTCATAGTTTGCACCTGCACCGAGTACTTTTCCATCACTAGGAAAAAGTGCGTTTATCTTATCTACTTCTAACGCACTTTGAGGATTTGGATCAGATTTAAACCAGTATTGATTTACTTTTCTTGCGGTCTGATATTCAGGGTTTGTAGAAGCTGCTCCTTGATCTCCCAGTCTAACTCTAGCCTCTTTTGTTACATTTCCATTCTTAGAATTTACGGACTGGTTTTGTATGAGGTAGGGACTTTGTGTAGGGTTCTCTGGATCAAAAGTATCAACTGGTCCCGATATTCTTGGTGCATCCCATGGCTGTTCTGAGTTGAGTTCGTTTTCGGAAAATGTACGCCAGTCATTACTTCTACTTCCTTTAATTCCTCTACCTCCTGGTGCTTTAGTAGTATTTCTTATGCGACTTCCTGAAGGAGCTATATCTATTGGTATCCCCTCTGCTGCCTTATATCTAGTTAGCCCGTCTTGTGGGATAGGGGTATTAAAATACTCATCATAATCATATTGACTAGATCTTCCTAGTAGGTCTGAGTTATGTTTTCCGGGTACTTCTTCACCTCTTAATGCATACTGTGCTCCTTCTACTCCTCCTGCTCCAAAGAATTCAGCAAAGGCACTTCTATCTTCTTGGTTTAATGGCTGTAAATATGTGTCGGTTCTAAATCCTTTTAAGAAATGAGTTCCTGTTCCATTTACTGCAACTTGTCCTACAGTCGAACCTATAATTTTAACTGTACTAAGAAGGGTACCTCCTATCTGTGATAGTATTGCTCCTGCAATGGATTTGTTTCCTCTATTTTTTATTTTTTTTTCTACATCTATCTGTTTAAGTAAAGCTTCATTGGCTAGGTACTTAAAGCCAGGCTTACTTGCAAGCATTTGGACAATACGTGATGTATCGTCTATACGGGTTTGAAACTCTCTGCCAAGTTGGCTGCCTGGTGCCTGGCCGATGTCCTTAGTTA